GAAAATTTTGAGCCATTTGTAACTAGCCTTGTTTGGCTAATAATACTGATATATTCAGATTTTCTATTGTTAAGTTTTTTATAGCAGCTGAGGTTATAGCACCATCTTCGATGTTAAAACTTTGTACCTGTCTGCTAGTAATATTACCACTATTATCATAAGTCGCACCTATAGCTTCTTGTAAAGCATGGCGTAACTGTTTAAAGTTATCATTTATCTCTTGGGCTTTTAACGATGAACCAGCTGCAAATGTAGCTTTTGGATTATCAACGTCTGTTTGCCTAAATATACGCAAAGGTGTAGAACCTGTAGGTATATTTCCTGTGGTAAATCTAACTGTACCACCAGATGTAGTATTATAATTTTCGACGGTATAGTGGGTGGTGAGAGTTTTGACTACATTATCAACCTCTACTTTTACCTCGCTTTCTGTAAATGACGGAAAGGTAAAGGCAAAATCAGCACTGTTAGTACCTGTTCCTTGACTTCCCGTATACGAGTTTTGTTGATTTGCCATTTATTTATACATATTTGTTAAGTTGTATGATTCGAGTTGTTTCTGCTCTTTAAGGCGTTTCTTCTCATACTGTTCAAGGATTAAAGCACTGACGTTCTCTTGGTCCTTAATACTATTCCATGCTGCTATTCGTGCGTTTTTAAATAGTCTATCAATGACAATATTATGATAATAGTCACGAGCATCATAATCTGCACGTTTGCCTGCATTTATATCAGCAAGCATAAGCTGCATAGATTCTAAAATTCTAGGGTCACTTGAAAGTTTATCTAACTGACGTTCTAAGTTTAAGTCACCTATAGCTTTCTGAAATAAAGATCTAATTACAGGATCATCTGTTAAATTAGTTCCATCAGGAGCATAAAAAGTAGACATTCTTAAATCATAACCACTATTAAATAGTAATTTTCTACCGGGTGTAGTGTCAAGATTTAATGATACAGGACTAATCATATTAAATGCTCTAGTCATGAAGTCATATTCTTTAATAGGTTTACCAGTAAGCATATCATACTTAGGAGGTAAATCTCTACCGGGTAAATATTCAGATGTTAAGTTACGGTTACGAAGAGACTGTCCTATACCGGAGTTTATCTCTTTCATGTGAGGTGTAACTAATCTTCCTATTTCATTCCGTAGTCCAGCAAGAGGTACAGTATTATTCATTAAACTTGCAAGTATACGTTCGACCTGACCGGGGCGTCCGGATGTTAAGTCTACTAGCTGTTGTAAGCCTGCAAGGTATGATTTACCTGTAATAGATTGGGCAACTACAAGTGATATTTTTTGTAGTTCTCTTTCTGTCCACTCTTCACCCATTAACATACTTGCATCACCTACATCAGCAATAGTAGATAATATAAGGTTAAAAGGTTCTATTGAGTCATATCCAACTCTAACAGCGCCAACGTCTATAGTTCTAGGTAAATAACCTCCATCTACCCAACCTTGACGTTTTTGTCTATCAGCTGGTCCATTACCTGTTAATCCACCAGACATCCATTTGTTGATTGCCATGAATACTACAGCAGAGCCCATCGCCAATCTACCTGTTTGTAAAGCTTTAGCATTAGCTAATTCAGTTGCATTATTAATACCATACTTTTTAACTTCTGCTAAGTTCTCTGCTGTTGCAAATGCTATGTCATTAAACTCTTTAACTAAGAAGTTAAAACCGGGTGTATGCTTACCTGTTAATGCTAGTCCGTTTACACCAGTTCTAGCAAATAAAAAGAAAGGTCTAACATATGGATTAGCAGTTAGTACATCATTAAGACCTTTAGCAAAGCCAGTTAGATCTTGTGTTAGTGTAACTTCTTTTCTAGCATAGTTAGCTGCTTCATCTTTTATATTACCAGCTGCATCAAAAATCTCTCCGTAGAAGTCATCTTGATAAGCTCGCATAAGTGCTGGTGTTATTTCTGGTACGTTAATACCACCTTCTTGTAACTCCATAACTCTACGCATAGCCTTTTCTCTCATCTTAGCTCTACCAAGTAAGAATGAAAAAGCATCGTCAGTCGCAGCCATTATCTTAGTAGAATATGTAAACATGTTATTATTGTTAATACCACGTATCATATTAGTAACTGCAAAAATAGCTCTATCTGTTTTATCAGCTCTTCCGCTGTCTTCTGCCCATCTACGTATAAGTTCCCAGTTAGCATCACCTTTTGTATATTCTATATATCTTGTTTTGATGCTAGATAAATCGCCACTCCAGTATGCGTTTAACTTAGTAAAGAATAAATCAAATGCTTCTGGTATAGCTTCCATCATTCCATTCATGGATGCTAGACTACTACGTACAGTAGCGGCATCTCCCTCAAATGGATAGCGTACAACAGCTCCTAAAAATGTTGATAATGGTCTTAAGAATGTTGCAGTACCTGTACCGAGAAGTGCTCGCATTGGTGTTTTAGGTCCACTAAGTACACTATGACTTACCATTTCCTGTAAGTTACGTATTAATGCACCAGTACGATCAGGTTGTGATTGATCTAATCTACCACCTCTAAGTATTTTTCTTGCCCAGTTATCAAAGTCTTCTAGATTATTTACGTTTTTCATCATAGAAAACGCTTCAAACAACGCATTTAATAGGTTGTCATCAGGGTCATCTTTAGCTATCTTAAGTATTGATAGTATAGAATCTTTTGTATCTTGTATATCAGACTTTACAGCTGCATTAACTGCATCATTTAACTGTTGTCTAGTCTTACCAGCACCAAATGATCTAAAGTAATCAGATGCAACAAACCTAGATTTCTTAGTTTGATACAAAGCTGTCATCATAGTATCTACAATTTGCTTTGCTGGTCCGTCTATATCATCTAAAGACACAATATCTGCTAGTTCTCTGCCTGCTATACCAGTATCACGTAGTTGTTTAAGTAAAGAACCTACAACTAAGTCAGCTGTTACAACAGTTTCTCCAGTCCATGTCTCGATTAAGTCATCACCTACTGGCAATGTAGCTGGTTTTTTATTAAATAAATCTGCAAGATACTCTTCTGGAGTCATATCTAGTGCATTTCTACCCTCGATAATCTGATGATAAGATGTAATAGCATCACGCCAGACATCAGCTAGCAGCTTTCTATTACCTTTTACAGCATCTAATTCAGCCGCAAACTTGTCATCGCTCATCAAACCTCGTAGTGTACGTTCGACTATCTCGTCAGTAGTGCCTGATTCTCTAACAACACGCTCACGTTCTACGTTAGTTGTAACAGAACCTGTAGATCCTTCTTCAGATCCCCAATCTGTACGTGTACGTTTTAGTTGTTCTCTTGCTTTCCCGGGCTCAACTTCTGATACATGTGCACCTTGATGTCGTTGAGATATAGGTGCGTTCTTTTCAGCACGAAACTCAGTCTCACCTCTTCTTAACTGTGCTAATGCAGCAGTAGTAGTTTGGTTTTCAACGCTAGCATTACGCCCACGTATCTGGTTTCTAACGCCTTTAGTACCTTTACCTAACAAATAGGCTGCACCATCAAATGCAAGTCCGATACCCATACCCTCTACGATGTTTTTCATCTTCATCATAACAGGGTGATCTGTTTCTCTTGTGCTTAGTGGTGTATCCATCCAACCCCATCTATCTCGCATCATTCCTAATGCGTTGTGTCCGTCAGATTCTTTAGATATTAAGTCAGACACGCCACCGATAGCAATAGCTCTAGTAACATTACCAGCATTTAAAAGTGCCGTAGCACCACCAGCTAATAATGGTATACCTGTAGCTGCAAGACCTTTAGCTGCTAATACTGTACCAGCTGCCATAGATCCAAAATGTACAGTGCCTCTTAAAAATTGTCCCCACCAAGTCTTTGTAACAATAGGATCTTCTTCATCCGTAAATGGATCCCACTCTGGTTTATAATAACCCTTTTCTTCAATCTCTCTTTGACGCTCGCCAGAAACAGCATCAGCTGTACGCTCTACAAATGTAGTAACGGAAGAAGCAGTGTCCTGTAAACCACCAGACAAAATAGATTGACCTTCTTTAGCAAAAGCCTTGAGACCCCAGTTCTTTGCATTTCTAGGGTCATCTTTTTCGGCTAGAGCTTGTGTCTCTACTTGTTGTGCTTGAAGCTGTGATTGCTCTATAGCTTCACGACGTTTTTCTTCTTCTTCTACACTAGCAGCCATCTCCTCTATTGAAGGTAATCCCGTAGGATCATAGGTTATGTTTGCTTCATTTTCCATAGTTTATTATAGGTCTTCCTCTATCTTTGCCTTAGCAACGACTGGAAGTAGTGTATCAAGTTCCATATAAGGTGGAATATCT